CAGGAGTCACAAACGTAGTGACAGGAGGAACTGGTGAAAAACTAAAACAACCAGATCCAATTAAATACCACGTTTATCACGAGGACTTCGACAAATACACAGCTAGTGATTGGGTTATCACTACAACTGAAGCTGGTGGCGGAGACGCAACCGAGGCTTTAGGAGATGGTGACGGCGGTTTATTAGTTGTAACAAACGATGCGGCAGACAATGATTCTGATGAGTTTCAATGGGCTGGCGGTTCAGGCGGAGTAATTGAATCTTTCAAATACGAAGCTGCAAAAGGTCTATATTTTAAAACTAGATTTAAAGTAAGTGACGCTACACAATCTGATTTTGCTATTGGTTTAATTATAACTGATACAACAATTATTGATGGTGTAACTGATGGAATCTTCTTTGAAAAAGATGATGGTTCTACTTCTATAAATTTAATTATTAAAAAAGACAGCACAGAAACATCTATTTCTGCTGGTACTGCAGCTGATGATACTTTCATGACTTTAGGATTCTACTATGATCCAAGAGACAGAAAGTTTCATGTCTATAAAGATAATGTAAAAGTTGGTTCCGGTGTGAATACAAATGCTCCAGACGACGAAGAGTTGGCTGTTTCATTTGCAATTCAAAACGGTGAAGCTGCTGCGAAAGTAATGACTTTAGATTACATTTCAGCAGGTAAAGAGAGAACAGCTAATACTGAACTTTAATAAGTAATAGTGTGGGCTTCGGCCCACACAAACTTTTAGGAGAAACAAAAATGGCAACAGACGTAAAAGCAAGGTTTGCAACTGGAGGAACAGCTACTGGTGCTGCGGTTATAGCAGCTGAACAAGATCCTGCAGATGGAGCAAATTTAACTTTAGAAGCAGCCGCTGCAACTTTTGCACAAGCTGATGATGGTTCGTGCACTGTTCAAAAAATTACTTTAACATCTGGTTCAGGTGATGATAATTCAGACGTAACATACACAGTGACTGGGACTGACCACAATGGTAATACTATAACTGAAGATATTACAGGACCCGCTGGTGGAGCTACAGTAACTTCAACTAAATTCTACAACACAGTTACACAAATAACTGGAAACGGAGCAGCTACTACAGATATTTCTGCAGGAGTTACTTCGGTTGGTATGCATGCTGTTTTATTTGCAGGTAGAACTAGAATAAAAGGAATGCATGGAGTTATAGCATCTGCAGATAATTTTTTATTTAAAACTTCTTCGAGCACAGGATCTACTGTAATGACTATACCTGCAGACGCAGGAGATTTAGATCCTTACATTCCTGATGATGGAGTTTTATTCGATGACGGTGCTTATCTTCCAATGGACCAAGGTGATATAACAGGGTTGACAGTATACCTAGACGCATAGGAGGTTAAATGGCAAATACTACCTCGGGAACAACAACTTTTGATAAAACTTTTGCTATTGATGAAATAATAGAGGAGGCTTTTGAACGTATAGGCCAACAAAATGTTGCTGGTTATCAACTAAAAAATGCGCGAAGAACTCTTAATATTTTATTTCAAGAATGGGGTAATAGAGGTATTCACTATTGGGAAGTAGGAGAAACTAATTTAGATTTAATAGAAGGTCAGTCAGATTATGACTTTTTTAGATCAAGTGATGATGGGACGTCAGCCGTAACTACAGACCCAGCTAGTGTATTTGGTATATCCGATGTTCTTGAAGCACAATTAAGATCTAATAGAACTCAGACAACACAATCAGATAGTCCAATGACTAAAGTTGATAGATCAACATACGCAGGTTTTTCTAATAAATTATCTAAAGGTACACCTAATCAATATTGGGTGGAAAGATTTATTGATAAAGTTAGAATACATATCTATCCAACACCAGACTCTACTAATGCATCTAAAGATATGCATTTTTATTTTATAAAAAGAATACAAGATGCTGGTGACTATACAAATGCAACAGATGTCCCATTTAGATTTGTCCCTTGCATGGTATCAGGTTTAGCATATTATCTTTCAATGAAATATATGCCACAAATGATGCAAGCTACAAAATTAGCTTATGAAGATGAATTTGCAAGAGCACTAGCGGAGGACGGATCAGCTTCAAGCACACACATTACGCCTAAAGCTTATTATCCGGGAACATAATGGCAAAATACGCAACAGGTAAATACGCAAGAGCAATATCAGACAGATCAGGTATGGAGTTTCCATATAAAGAAATGGTTAGAGAATGGAATGGATCATTTGTGCATGTATCAGAATTTGAACCAAAGCAACCACAATTAGAACCAAAACCTATGAATGGTGATTCTATATCTTTACGTAATGTTAGACCAGATAGAACAGAAACAGCTGTTCCAAAACTTTTACCATTAAATCCATTTACTACAACAAGTGGATCTACGACTATAACTGTTGATGAACCTGACCATGGGAGATCAACAAATGATCGAGTTAGATTTAGAAATGCAGAAACAGTTGGTGGAGTTGCAGCGGCAACAATAAATTTAGCTGCGGGTTATTTAATTACTAAAGTAAGTGATGATAAATATACCTTTGCAACAGCTACAACATCTAGTATAACTGAGTCTGGAGGAGGCGGTTTTGCATCAGCAGGACCAGTAACGGTAACAGCATGATACAATATATTAAAAATTTTATTTGTGGATTATTTAAAATTAAACAATGTAAGTGTCCAGAGGACATGGATCCACATGAAGAAATGCTTTATCCTAAAGAATCAGATGTTCCATTATACACAGACGTTGATGGAAAAGCAGTAAAATGTGGCACACACAATAGATACAAAAAAAGTTGCCCTATTTGTAGAGAGGTTGCAGGTATAATATAATGGCTGGATTAAGCGCATCAGGATTAAAAACACAAATCAAAAGTTACACTGAAACAGACTCTAATGTTTTAACAGATGCTGTTTTAGAAAATATAATTTTAAATGCACAATATAGAATTTTTAGAGATTTACCGATTGATGCTGATAGAAAGCAACAAATAGGTAATTTAGTTACAGGTCAAGAAACAATTAATGCTCCAGCGGGAGCCGTTTTTATAAGAGGTATACAGGTATATGATTCAACTTCAGCTACGACTGGTGCTAATGTTTGGTTAGAAAAAAAAGATGTCACATATCTTCAAGAGTATATTTCTTCAACTGAATCTGCTAAAAGAGGTCAACCTAAATATTATGCAATGTTTGGTGGTGCTACAGGAGAATCTGACACTACCTCTGGCAGAATGATGTTTGCTCCTGTTCCTGACACAACTTATAAATTTAGAGTTCATTATAACGCAATGCCTGCTTTATTAGAGAATGATGATACTAATTATATTAGTCTTAATTTTCCAAATGGTCTATTATATTGCTGTCTATCAGAGGCTTATGGCTTTTTAAAAGGTCCGATAGATATGTTGACTTTGTATGAAAATAAATATAAACAAGAGGTACAGAAGTTTGCTAATGAGCAAGTCGGTAGAAGACGAAGAGATGACTACACTGATGGCACTGTTCGTATACCGGTTAAATCAGCAAACCCGTAGGAGAATAAATTATGGCAATATCATCAGCAATTTGTAATAGTTTTAAACAAGAACTTTTAGTCGGAACACATAATTTTACTGCATCTAGCGGTGATACATTTAAAATAGCTTTATATACAAGTTCTGCATCTTTGGGTGCTAGCACAACAGCTTTTTCAACTTCAAACGAAATTTCAAATACATCTGGATCTGCATATAGTTCAGGTGGCGCATCTTTAACAAGCGTTACACCGACATTAGATTCTTCAACTGCAGTTTGTGATTTTGCAGATGTGAGTTTTTCATCTGCTTCTTTTACAGCAAACGGTGCGTTAATTTATAATTCTTCACAGTCTAACAAAGCTGTCGCTGTTATCGCTTTCGGTGGTGACAAAACTGTAACTAGTGGTACTTTTACAATACAGTTTCCAACAGCAGACGCAAGCAACGCAATCATACGATTAGCATAAGGAGCTCTTCCTTATGCCAAACACTTGGAATCAATCAGGAACAACCTGGAGCGAAGGTCGTTGGGGCACACAAGAAGCTTTTACATTAGGCTGGGGTGCAAAATCATGGAACGATGGGGAGTGGGGTGAACTCAACGACATAACTTTAACTCTTACAGGTCAGTCTTTAACTTCTAGTGTTGGTTCTGTAACTGTATCAGCTGAAATAAATACTGGTTGGGGGCAAGATGGTTGGGGAGTTGAAAATTATGGTGTATCAGGATTAGTAGTAGAACTTGAAGCTCCTGATGGAATTGAGTCTAATTTAGGTGCTAATGGTTGGAGTAATGCATCTTACGGTGAAAATAGTTGGGGGATGTTTACTTTAAATCCTGCTGATGTTATGGGATTAACAGGAGTCTCATCAACATCTACTGTTGGATCTGTTACAGCTAAATCAGACTTTACAGGAACATTAACAGGTCAATCTATAACCTCTGGTGTTGGTTCAATAACACCTGCTGATGTTATGGGATTAACAGGACAATCCATAACTTCTAGTGTTGGTTCAATATCACCTGCTGATGTTATGGGACTAACAGGAGTTTCAGCAACTTTTAGTTTAGGCACTGCAGAAATTTCTACAAATCCAATAATTGATGCTCCTAGTTTTGCT